TCTATGGTACTGGTATTGGTAAGATTGTAGTTGAACAAGACTGTAGAAAGAGTGCCTCAAGAAGTTCCTGTAGAGGGAACAATGACTTCTACTAGGGAGTTGGTTGAGATACCTACTATTGATGTTAAGATAGAGGCTATTTCACCTAAAGAATTTTTAATTGACCCTTCTGCTAACTCTATTAACGAGGCATTAGGTGTTGCACACGAAGTAATCAAGCCTAGATACCTTATTATTGATGGTATTAAGAGTGGAATCTATAGAGATGTACCTCTTGACGGTGATTATGATACTGTTAAGTTTGGATTTGACCCTGAAACTAAGCAAGCAGACGAGTCGGACAATGTAAAACTTACAGAATACTGGGGTTTAGTACCTAAAAGGTTCTTAAAGCCTAAGAAAGACGATGATGATTTTGAATATACTAAGAAGGATGAGTTAGTAGAAGCAGTAGTTACTATCGTTAATGATGAATATGTATTAAGGGCAGAGGAAAACGCCTTTATGATGATTGATAGACCGTTCATTGCATACCAACACGACATTGTTCCTAATAAATTCTGGGGCAGAGGCGTGTGTGAGAAGGGTTACAACCCACAAAAAGCACTAGATACTGAGATGAGGGCAAGAATTGACTCACTCGCACTAACAACCACACCTATGATGGCAGCAGATGCCACCAGATTACCTCGTGGTGTCAAGTTTGAGGTTAGACCTGGTAAAACTATACTAACTAATGGCGACCCAAGAAATGCTATCATGCCTCTTAATATGGGGGTCACAGACCAAAGCACGTTTACTCAGGTTTCCTCACTTCAAAACATGATTCAGATGGGTACTGGCTCTGCTGATGTAGGAACTGCTGATAGGGCTACCTCTTCTGGTATGTCTATGGCACAGTCTGCGTCAATTAAGCGTCAGAAGCGTACTTTAATGAATTTCCAAAACACATTCCTTATTCCAATGATTAATAAATCAATGTGGCGTAAGATTCAGTTTGATGTTGATAGGTATCCTGTATCAGATTACAAGTTTGTACCATATTCAACGATGGGAATCATGGCTAAAGAGTTAGAGATGACTCAAATGGTACAGATGCTACAAGCCATTCCTAAAGACTCACCTGCTTTCAATGTGATTCTATTATCTATGATGCAAAACTCATCAATACATAATAGAGACCAGATTGTTCAGCAACTTATGCAAGGTAATCAACCTAATCCTGAGCAACAACAGATGCAAGAGTATCATCATCAACTACAGATGCAACAAGCACAGGCTGATATTGAGAAAACTATGGCTGAGGCTGAAGAAGAGAAGTCCAAGGCTATTAAATGGCAAGCGGAAGCGGCTAATTTACAACCAAACGAGATAAACATTCAAGAGAAAGTCCTGAAATTGCAGAAAGATGCAATCGGTTTAGAGAAAACTAGGGCTGATATTGATAATAAGAACATTGAAACGCAAAGGACATACCCAGAGGTTGACCATTTACGTTCAGAGACCGCTCTTAACATGGCAAATGCTAGAAAGATTGCACAAGAAACAGAAATTAATACAACCTTTCAATGAAGTCTGACGAGAACTTCTTCAGAGATAGGTTAGAATTATTCGAGACAGAGGGTTGGCTAGACCTGATGGAAGAATTAAAAGGAATTGAAAATAGTGTTAAAGATATTGACACTATGGATAACGAGAAAGAACTTTGGGAAGCCAAAGGTCAGTTAAAGATTCTAGGCTATTTGATTAGTTTAGAGTCTGCAACTAAAATAGCAGTGGAACAATCGGAGACGACTCCACATTAATAACACTTCATAACCCTAAGGGGCGGAGACCAAAAAGATGAGTATAGTAGTAGATGTAGCACCAGATGGTGAAGAACAGGTAACAGAAACACAGGAAGTTANACAAGATATTCAGGAACAAGAGGTAGAAACACCAAATGAACCTGAGTATGTAGCCCCTGAAAAGTATGCTGGGAAGACATTAGAGGATGTGATTGGGATGCACCAAAATGCCGAGAAGGTATTAGGTAAGCAAGGACAAGAGGTTGGACAACAAAGACAGTTAATACAACAACTGATTGAACAACAGTCACAAGCAAGTCCAACTACTGAAGCAACAGAAGACGCTGTTAGTTTCGAGGATAGTTTTTACGATGACCCTGCTAAGGCAGTAAATTCAGCGATAGAAAATCATCCAGAGATTATCAAGGCTAGAGAAGGTAACGCTAAGTCGGCACAAAATGCTAACTTATCGCAGTTAGAAGCAACACATCCTGATTTTATGGATATTGTTGGTGATAATGACTTTCAAAAGTGGGTGGGAGAGAGTGGTATTCGTACCGAACTGTTCCGTAAGGCTGATGCCAACTATGATTTTAATGCTGCAAACGAATTGCTAGGTACTTGGAAACAAATATCAATGATTGGCAAGACACAAGAAGTTAAAGCACAGCAAAAGAAGTCTAGGCAAAAGGCATTACGACAAACCAGTTCAGAAACTCGTTCCGCAGGAGACGCTGTTGGTGGTAAAAAGATGTATCGTAGGACTGATTTAATCAACCTACAAATTAGTGACCCAGGAAAGTATGCTGATTTATCAGATGAGATAACTCAAGCATACCAAGAGGGTCGTGTTAAATAAAACTCAATAAGGAGAAATAAAATGGCTTTAGGTACAAATCATAGTACAGTCACAACGTCAGCTAATTTCATCCCTGAACTCTGGTCGGATGAAGTTATTGGCNCATATAAACAAAACTTAGTTTTAGCTAACTTAGTTACAAAGATGTCGCATAAAGGTAAGAAAGGCGACACTATTCATATCCCTAAACCTGCTCGTGGTTCAGCTTCTGCTAAAACAGCGAATAGTCAGGTAACATTGATTGCTGATACAGCAAGTGTTGTTAATGTAAGCATTGACAAGCATTATGAATACTCAAAGTTAATTGAAGATATTGCAGAGGTTCAATCTCTTTCTTCAATGCGTAAGTTCTATACGGATGACGCTGGTTATGCTCTTGCTAACCAAGTTGACGATGACTTATTCGCATTAGCTGAAGGTTTTCAAAGTGGTACAGTAGGTGGTTCAGGCGCTGCTCTATGGGAAACAGCTGTAATCGCTGGTGATGGTACTACCGCATACAATGGTGCTACTTCGAACTCATCAGATATTACTGATGCTGGTATCCGTAAGATGATTCTTACTTTGGATAATGCTGATGTTCCGATGGACCAGCGTTGTTTAGTGCTTCCTCCAATCGCTTCTAATGACTTATTAGCTATTAACCGTTTCACTGAGCAACAGTTCGTTGGTAATGGTGACGCTATTAAGACTGGTAAGATTGGTCAAATCTACGGTGTAGATGTGTTTGTTACATCTAACTGCCCTACTGTAACTTCAACTGATTCAGCTGTTTCAAGAATCGGTCTGTTACTTCACAAGGACGCTTTAGTTCTTGCTGAGCAAGTAGGCGTACGTTCACAAACTCAATATAAACAAGAATACTTAGGTGACTTGTTTACTGCTGACACTATTTATGGTGTTGCTGAGCTTCGTGATGATGCTGGTATTGCGTTTGCAGTTCCATCTACTTAAACGGTAGTTAGTTAAGCGTAGCCCTTGTCTAGATGAGAGGGCTATTCTGAATTAATTACGGATTAGTTATGCCAATATTTGAATACGAATGTAAAAATAACCACATTACTGACAATATAGTTTCGTTCAGTAACAGAGAAGAACCTCAAGTCTGTTCTGACTGCGGAGAACCTTCCTACTTTAAACAAACTTTCTGTACTAACTTTCAATACGGAGAAGATTACAGTTCAATGGCTGCTGATTCTCATAAGTGGAATCTTAGGGAAAACCATAGAAACAAAACACAAGGTAAGAGTTATGCTTGATATATTAGAAGACAGCACTGGTAACTTAGAGATTGAACGCTTCAAGTGTAAGTTGCGTGAGATTTGGATGCGTATCTTGGATGAGACGCACACTGAAGAAGATGGCTCTAAAGAAGAGTTCATGGAAGCTAATGCTTTACACTTCGCTGACGAGCCTCAACCTGAGAATGAGATTGATAACCTAATGGATATGTTAGAAGACATGCTCGACCCACAGGAAGAGTTAGAGTCTGTTCAGAGTGAAGCTAAAGCTCCTAAATATTCAGGCTCACAACTTAAATCTAACAATGAAAAAGGTAA